ACACCAAGCGAATCTTGACTCACAGCGTGTTCAACAATGCGTTTACTGCACAATCGTACTCGCCTGATGGTGTGGCGCTTATTGCGACCAACCACCCATTGGCAAGCGGTGCGACTTTTGCAAACCGTCCAACCACTGGTACCGACTTGTCGGAAACCAGCTTGGAAAACGCATTGATTTCCATCGCACAATACACTGATGATCGCGGTAAGTTGATTGCGGCTAAACCCGTAAGCTTGCACGTTCCGGTGCAGTTGACTTATGTTGCTGAACGTATTACGCAATCTCAATTGCGTCCATCGACCAGCGACAACGACATCAACGCGATGCATAGCTTGGGCAGCTTGCCAAAAGGTTACTTTGTACATAACTACTTTACTGCGGCTCGTTCGTGGTTTGTACGTACAAATTATCCGCATGGTACTAAATTCTTCACTCGTTTGGGCTTAACTCAAGCCACCGAGCCGGAATTTGATACTGGCAACATTCGCCACAAAGCGCGTGAACGCTATGCTTATGGTTATACCAACTGGCGTCAATGGTTTGGTAATCCCGGTACCTAAAATATTCGGGAAGAGACTTGGGGGGCTTCTGGCCCCCCATTTTTTTGTGGTATACTGAGGTTGGCCTAATTACGTAATTTATGGAGTTTTAATTATGACTAATTCAACTTTTACTGGACCACTAGCTAGTGGTAAATTGGATCAAACTGTCCCAACTACTTCTTTAGACCCGTCTTTTCGGCAGGGTTTAGTGGTTTTACGCCAACGCAGAACTGTTACTTTCGCGGATGCGAATACTACCGTTCAATGTGGGGTAATTCCACTGTCTTCCCAAATTTTGGACGTTTATACCGATGTTACCACGGGCTTTGTTCCCGCCGCGGGCGCATCGATTGACCGTTTAAATGTGGGCTTGGGCGCAACTGCAAATCAAATCGTGGGTTCAACGGGCGGTACTGGTCCGGTGGCGATTTCTTCCGCCGTTCACCGCGTTTTGGCTAACGATGCTACAGTGGCGCAATTTGCTAACTGTTTGTCAAGTGCTTCGAACGATGTCAATTGGACGATTACTTTGACCAATTTGAATACTTCGGGTGTGACTGTTGCTCCTACACAAGGTTCGGCAACCGTTACTATTATGTATGTCCAAACCGTCTAAGAGGTTTAAATGACTATTCTTATAGGTGGGAACGGTGGTAATCTACCCACCGTTCGTTTGGGGACTGCTCAAGAAGTTGCTTTTGGGGCGACTTCTTCACAATCCGGGACCGTTGCGGCAACCACGCGATTGGTGCGTTTGGCGGCGACTGCTAGTTGTCGAATTGCTTTAGGAACTAATCCTACGGCGGCGGGTGCGTCGGCTTTGTTGCCCGCGGGCGTGGTAGAGTTTACGGAAATAATTCCGGGGGATAAAGTTGCCGTAATCCAAGAATCTGCGGGTGGGAAATTGTCTATTACTGAATGTATTATTGAAACCGCGCCAAACGCGTCTAAGATTACAATCTAATAAACTCCCTTTTGTAGGATTTAAACGGTGCTAACCCCCTTTTGGATTTCAAGTCAATTGACTATTTCTGGGGGTAATTATGTTGCCCCCGCTGTACGCTTCAATGGTACAAATACTACGCTTACCAAAAATGATATTACGGGCATGGCCGATGGTAAGCAATTTTCATTTTCATATTTTATAAAATTTATTGGTGGAGATGCGGCGGATCAAACTATATTCCGTATGCAAGAGCCAACCATTCAGGGTTTTGGTTTGAGCCGAACATCTTTAAATAAATACAATACGACTGGCCGCGATTCAACGTCAACTACGTTACTTTATTGCGATACTACAAGTAGCGATAATACGGTTTCTAAAGGTTGGATGCACGTTTGCGGCAGTGCAAAAATGGATAATTCTAGTCCGAAATTCAGAATTTATGTTAATGGTAGCGCGGATGGTACTTCAGCCAGTGGCGTTGAGGTTGATGGTATTTTTAACTTTACGGCGGGTGATAATCCTGCGCGATTTGGGTCTTTATCCGGCGCATCGCAATGGTTAAATGCGGAATTGTCTGAATTTTGGTGGACAAATACTTTTATTGATTTTACGGTTGCTGCCAATATTCAAAAATTTAGAACATCTTCTGGCAAACCAGTTTTTCTTGGTTCAAATGGACAAATACCTACGGGCACTGCTCCATTGATTTACATGAGTGGTAATGCAGCAAACTTTGCAACCAATTTTGGCACGGGAGGGGCGTTTACTGTAAGCGGTAGTCTAACCGATGCAGCGAGTAGTCCAAGCGCATAATGTTTGTCATACCAAGTGAATTGCGGGGGATGTGGTGTTAACTTCGTCTTTTCCAGCTACTTTATTAAATCGACCTTTGGGAAATACTTTTTATTCCCCTAATGCCTCATACTTTGATGGTATTAATGATATTGTTTCAAATCTTTCTTTAACGGGGACTCCGGCAACCCCAACGGGGCAAACATTTTCTATGTGGTTTAAACCAGATGTACAAGATCAAATAACCGGAATATTTCAATTTAAGCCAACTGGGTTATCTGATCCATCGTCATATTCTGCGTTTTCTTTGCAAATGAATGCCGTGGGTGGTTCGGGCGTACAATACTCTGCAACAAGCTATAATAATACTCCAGCCGCAATTTGGGATGATTTTCAACAATCTGCTTTTTATCCATTTAGCGTGTGGCATCATATTCTTGTGTCAATGAATGTCTCAACGCAAACAGGATATTTGTACGTTAACGATAATTTGGAAGTTACTGGTTCATTGTCGGCGTTATCATTGACAACTACTGGCATGGCAGATGATTGTTATGTAGGCGGGGCGTTTAATTTTGCTTCGTTTTTCACACTTGCGCCGGGGTCGTTTTCGGATGTGTGGTTTGACAGTAGTTATATTGATTTAAGCGTTACGGCTAATCGTAGGAAATTTATTACTGCCGATAAAAGGCCGGTGTTTTTAGGTGTTAACGGGCAATTGCCGACAGGATCACAGCCAACCATATATTTAAAAAATCCATACAATACTTTTGGGACAAATTTTGGGACATGTGGTAACTTCACAATATCGGGCGCGTTAACAGCATCATCCCCTCCAACGATAGCAGGACAGCCATGACATCTTATTATTTTCTTATAAAAATGAATCAACCAGACACCAACCAAATTTTAAATGATATGGCCTTAAAGCATATTAGTGAAACGAATTGGCAACACCAATTGTCAGTCATTACTTCTATTGATAACCAAGAAGCGGTCATTGAGGTTATGAATGGCGGTCAAAATTGGTTTGATTCAAAGCCATGGAAAGATAGTTCGACGTTTAATGTCAATGCTCCATTAAATAATGATAGCCCTGAGATTATTTTATTTAAACAGACACGGCAAGCGGCCATTGACGCTATTCTTGGTGGATAAATGTTGAACCCTTCATTCCCCGCATATTTATTAAATAGAATGTCACTTTTTCAGTGTTCTGCTGGCGGGGCATTGTTTGATGGTACAAATGATTGGTTAAAATTTGGCAGTGATATGGTGTCAAATGCCGATGGCACACAGGGCACTTTTTCAATATGGTTGACATTTACGGCGACAAATGCCGTTCAACGGTATATTTATGCCAATGCCGAAAAAACAATTCAGATTGAAAGAACGGCGGCTGGGAAGTTTAAAGTTACTCTGACCAATTCAACGGCGACAAGCTCTTTGGTATTTACTGGGTCAACGTCATACGGGATAGGCGGCATTATTCCTTCAAATCAAAATTTTGCCCATATCGCCATGTCATGGGATACTAATTTTTCAGCCGGAAATAAAAAATGCCAAATGTATATTGACGGTGTTGCCGAAACTTTAACGGTCACAGACGCCAATCCAGCATTCACAGTAAAATATACCGGAACGCAACATGGATTTATGGCAAATATTACTGATGGCAGCGCAAAATGGGCTGGTTCCGTAGGATGTTTGTATTACAACAACCAAGCCTATCTTGATTTGTCTGTTCCCGCAAATCTAGCCAAGCTGCGGCAAGTGTACAACGGCAATGGATTTCCCGCCTTTATGGGAAGTAATGGTAGCGCGGTGACTGGATCGCAACCTATCGTGTTTTTCAATAATGATTTTGCGACATTTGGAACAAATTTGGGATATGGCGGCGGATATTCGGTGCAAGGCGCATTGACTGCCGCAGATCCAACAAGCCCATGTTTGTTGGCACAAAGTGCTGTAATTGTTCCGGAAGGATAGGAGATTAATATGACAGAGAATTGGTATTTTTTAATTGGCAACGACAACCCAGATTTAGATCGGATTCGCATCGAATGCGCTACGCAGCATGGACGAAATACGGTTGATAACGAGTTGTCGGAAACATTGTCGACGGATGGGTCTCAGCGTTTGATCAAGGTTTCCGGGGGCGGGGAAAGTTGGCAAAGTACGAGGGATTGGCTTGGGTCTTTGTTACACGCGCCGCTTCAGCAGGGCATCAAAGACGATGATGATTTTAGACAGGCGTGGTATCTTTCATAAAATTATTTAAGCAAGGTCAATTGATGTTATCATATTTGTAGTGGAACATCATTTGGGGTTTTGCTTAAATTATGAAAACTAATAGAGACGATGTTTGGAAATGGTATTTAAAGTGGCGGGACGAGTTGCCGTGCGCATGTTGCGGGTTTAAGGCGGGGGTGGCGATGGAATTTCACCATCGTGATCCAAGGGAAAAGAAATTTCAAATATCGCGGGCGGTCTATATCGATATGCCCCTTAATGAGATTCGCGCGGAATTGGAAAAATGTGACCCGTTATGCGCCAATTGCCACAAAATCGTCCATAGTCAATTTAATTTTAATCAAATGACCCCGGAAATGAGTGCTCTGGCAAAAAGCAAGGCGCAAATTGAGTGCGCGCAAAGATACCGGGAGGGGCGATGAATCTTCTTAAAGAATTACGCAAAACATGCCCCCGCTACGGATTTTCCCTGCAATGCGGGGAAATTATTGTGAGTTTTAGAGGGGGCCATAAATATAGTATGACTTTGGAAGAGTCGGAGAGATTTTTGGCTGAAATGAAGGATTCAAAGCAAAAGAGCCGTTAAAAGCCTCCTACATAAGGGAATTACCTCCAAATATGTTATAATGTGATAGGAGTGCCTTATGACGACTTCCAGTACCTACAATTTCAATTTGACGGTGGATTCCATAGTGGAAGAAGCCGCCGAACGCGCGAAAATCAATCCGCAAACCCTTTCAGGCCAAGCTCTTCGCAGCGCAAAACGCTCCTTAGACCTTTTACTTTTACAGTTATCCGCTAAAAACGTGCCTATTTGGTGTTTGGATCAAATAGATTTACCTTTGATTGTGGGCCAAGCCACCTACACCTTGGCAAGCCCTACACGGGATATCTTGCAAGGGGCGATCCGGCAAAATGGGGTGGATATCCCGATTCGCCGTTTAGATCAGGCAGATTACCTAAATATTCCTAATAAAACAGCATCGGGGCGGCCTGTTCAATATTTTACTCAGTTAACCACAACCACCCCCACAGTAACTTTTTGGCCTGTGCCCGACATCGCGGGGTATTCTTTCTTCCATTGGCGCATACGAAAAATTCAAGACGTGGGCGCGGCGACCAATACATTGGACATTCCACCGATTTTTTTGCCCGCCATAGTTGAGGGCTTGGCCATTGAAATGCTACGCAAGAAACCCTTCGATGCGGCGACCACCCCCCTTGATATGCAGCTTATTGAAAGTATTAAACCTAACTACGATTATTTGCTTGATATTGCGGAAACCGAGTTTCGGGAAAGAACGTCTTTCAACGTATTCCCTTTTTATGGAAGAATTTAAATGGTGCATGTCGTTTCCGAACGCCGCGCAATTGCTATATGTGACCGGTGCGGGTTTCGTTACAAATATGCCAGTTTAAAAGATGATGGGTATAAACCCTCCTTAAGGGTTTGCCCGCCTTGTTGGGATGCAATGCCTGACCAACAAAGAATTAAGATTGTGGGGCCGGATGGTCAGACTTTAAGAAAACCGCGCCCAGATGTCCCCACCGTTGATCCGAACAACCCCACCCTTTTCAATGGCAGCGCGTTTATGAACGCCACCCCCGTAACTGCCCCCGCTAAGAAAGCAGTATTCTCACTTTTTGCGAATTTGAATAGCGGGACTATGGATATTTTGTCTACGCAATATTTGCGGATTTGGCAAAGCTCCAGCACGATTAGGTTTGAATTTAAAAATTCTTCGGGAACTATTATTGCCGCGGCAAATGCGCCCATAAGTTCCGGGTGGAAACACCTAGCGGGGGCATGTGACTTAGGCGCGGGGGCGGTGCAGCTTTATGTGGATGGGGTTGCGGGGACTGTTACGACTAATACCAACGATACTATCCAGTTTCCCGCCACGTGCTTTTTTGGCCAAAATATTTCCGGCGGGTCGTTTTTAAACGGCTCGGTGATGTTTCCTTGGTTTGCGTGGGGGCAGTTTTTGGATTTGGGTGCCCCCGCTAACTTGGCGAAATTTAATTCTGGGGGGCCGGTGTATTTAGGGGCAAATGGGGAATTTCCGACCGGGACATCCCCTACGTTATACTTTAAAGAAGCCTGTCAAAACTTCGGTGCGAACTACGGCACTGGGGGAAATTTTACCGTTAGCGGGCGCATTTTGCCGGGAGTTTATCCGTAATGCCTTTTACTTATAACAGTTTGGTTAACACAGAAATTCCCGCCTACATTGATCGGTCGGATACCGAGACTCTCAACCGTATTCCGACATGGTTGGAATTGGCACAAAACCGCATTGTGCGGGATATTAAGCCCATTGGGTTTGAGCGGTATGCGAATTTCATACTTTCAACGGGGGACCCGGTAATGAGCAAGCCCGCGCGTATTAAAAGGGTGCGCACCATAGGGCTGTACATCTCAAGCGCGTTTACCCCTGTTAAGCGGCGCGATTGGACTTTTCTTAAGGAGTATGCTTCCGATTCGTCTATTCAGGGCGTTCCGGTTTATTATTCGGATTACGGGGCAAACAATTTTTATCTTGGACCAACCCCGGATCAAAACTATACAGGGATTATCGCGTATTGGGAAGAGCTTGAATATTTGTCGGTGTCCAATCAAACAAATTGGTTGACTGACAATGCGGGCGAATTGTTGCTCTACGGGGCGCTAGTTGAAGCGATGCCATATTTGGTTGATGATGGGCGTTTCGACACTTGGAAAAAAATGTATGATGAAGCCGCTGCAAAAGTTGCCGTTGAAGACGCGCAATTCCGTAGCGATGTCAATTCGGGAGTTGCGTAGTGGCTACGGAAGATTTTACAGACGCAATAAGCGGTTCTTTAATTGTTCCTCTAAACAATGGGGTTTTCCCCATCAACAGCGGGGTGAACTACAACCTCACCAACCCGCCCGCTAAAGTTTATGAAGTCACCTTCACTAATCCGGGCTTGACCCTTTTCCTACCCCCATCTCTCTACCTTTCGCGCGGCGGGTTTGTTGTTATTAACAAAGGCAGCAACAGCTTTACTGTAAAAGTTTTGGATGGGTCGGTTACGGTTTGCACCATTGTGGCGGGCGAAGCGTATTTTGTTTATTGTAAGGACACCTCTACCAACAACGGTACATGGGCCGCGCAACAGTTCTCAATAGGGGCGGGCGGATCACTTCCCGCAATTTTGGCGGGCTATGGGCTTGTTGCCAATGGTAGCAAGATTGATGTGGACACCCCCACCCTCGCGGGAAATGGTTTAGTTGCGACCGCGGGGAACGCGTTAAATGTGAATCCTGATAACACCACAGTGGTGGTTACGGGCGATCAAGTTAAAGTGGGCGTGATTACGGGCGCTAATATTGCTACCTCCACGATCACCTCCGATAAACTTTCGGGCGTTTCAATTGCGCAAAAGTTTACAAATTCTTTAAATGGGATGACCACGGGCGGGACGATGGTTATCTCCACCCCCGGTGTCCCTTTCGCAAATCGTTTTGAGCGAATTGGTCAGGTGATCGAGGAGACCGCGGGCGGCGCGGCGAGCGACACCACTTGGGATTTTGATCTTGTGGATCGCAACAATTATGATGTTGAGACGACTACCCCCGCTGCGAATATTACGCCCAGTGATAATGGTACTACTTTGTTGGGTCCGGCGAGCGAAGTTGCTTTAAGTTTTCAAGGATTCTACGGTTCAACTTACAATAACGTGATTCAATCTAATGGATATTACGTTAATTTCGCGCGAAATAGTTCAAACCAAAACACCTTGTGTTTATATCAAACTACTTATGATGGGACAAGTGCGCTTTATCCTGCAAACACTCCCGCAATTAATGCAACCGCGCTTTCAACTACGGTGGTTTCCACCGCGGCCACACTTTACCAAAGCTTGACTCAACTTACTGAGTCCCTGTTCGTGGTGACTTACTATGATGCGACCAACACCAAGGTAGTTGGGTACTCTTTATCGGAAACAACCTTTACTGCCCAAGGTAGCGCGTTAACCCTTGACGCGGGTGACAACCCTGTTCAAGTGGTGCGTTTGAGTAATACACAAGCACTTGTGGTTTGGTTCAATGGCGCGAGTTTAAAAGGTGCGGTTGTGACCACGGGGGGTGGGGCGACCTCCATTGGGGCAACTGCAACCGTGGCTACGACTTTCACTGCGGGGCCATTATGTTTGACCACTTTGACTTCAGGGTCTAAATATTTTTGTACTTGGCAAAGCGCTTTTGATCTTCAACGCGGGATTGTGATTGACGTTAGTGGGACTACGGTAACTTTTAACTCTGTTACTACGGTGGTAGATAAAACAAGCATTGCAGCGGATGTGCTGGGCGAAACGATTAATTGTCCAGTAAGCGCGACTTCCGTTTATATGATTTATTATTGGTACGATAGCGGGGCAGTTACACGCAGAATTTCGGTGCGGGCTATTGCAATTTCAGGGGGCGCAATTACTCCCGGTACAGAAACAAATCTTTTGGCGACCGCGGGCGCGCCGGGCACGGGTTACAGTGTTCAAAAAGCAATGTATCTTGGATCAAATAGAATTGCTTTCTGCTATTCTGATACCGCGCCAACTTTTACCATTGGGTTGATTAACGTCACAGGTGCCCCCGCCTTAGGCACCGGAACAACCAGTGCCACTTCGGCAACTTCTTCCACCTTCCCAAGAAGCGACCTAGCTTACCGCGCAAGCGATAAACTGATTGTGTGGTCTGTAGTAAACAATGTCTCTAACGCCGCGGGCGGGAATTTGTTGGTGTGGGATGGTAACAATACCATTTCCGCCGCGCAAACCACTCAAGACAATGGGTACGATATTTCTGCGTCTGCAAATATTTGGACGACTTCGGCTTTGGGTTCCGCCATCGAAGGAAATAGCGGATACGTGCGGATTACGGACTTTGTGCAAAATGCCAGCGGGGGCACCGCGCTTTCTAGTGCGGGCGTGGCGGCGAACGCGTTCGACAATAATGCCTCTACCACTTGTGCGGCGGGCGCGAATGGGTGGGTGGGGTACGATTTTGGCGCTACTCAGACTGTGCGGGTCGCGGGCCTTCGAGTTAATTCTTCAGGGTTTTATAATTTGGTGTTTGAAGCGGCCACGGACGTGGCCTTCACTTCCCCGCAAGTTGAAAAAACTGTGGGTCAGATTTACTTAAATGCTTCTCAGATTTATTGGTTTGATATGGCCACCCCGCAGAATCTTCGGTATCACCGCGTGAGGGAAACCGGCGGAGCCACATTCACCGTGCAGGATGTCTATATGAATTATGGCGCGGCGGTCCGCGCGCAAACCGCGTATGTGGATTTTGCTTCTCTTGCTGCGATCACTTCGGGTAACTGGACTTTGGAGCCAACGGTGTTTACCAATGGCGGGGTTGCTGCCGATGCGACCGACACCAATGAGGTGATGATCACTACGAATAGTAGCCAAATCAATTGTACAAACTGGGAAGACATGGATTCCTTTAGCTCCGTAAATACTACGCGGGTTAAGCGTAATTTAAATGGGTATACGCTTGGGCGGGGTGACCCTGTGTCAACTTCTAACATTTATAACACTGATGGGAATCAAGCTTTATTCGCCGCAAGCGCAGGCACTGGGGCGGCGATTTGTCGTTTGGATGATTCGACTTTTATTTTGGCTTATAATACGGGTTCTACTGTTGAAGCGCGGGTAATAACTAAGACGGGCAATGTTTTAAGTGCGGGCGCGCTTTACACTATTTCGGCTTCAAATGGTTCCACTCTAAAATTGTTCCCGCTGACAAGTTCTACAGCTTTACTTTATTACAGAAATAGCGCATTTACTACCCAAGCACAGGTTCTTGTTAATACAATGGGATCGCTTTCAGCGGGGTCGTCTTTGCAGGTTTTTTCTGGAACTGGAACAACTACTTGTGGGTTGGTGGATTCTACCACACTATTTGTTGCGGGGCGGGATTCTACCGATTCAAACAAAGGCAAAGCAAGGTGTGTAACGATTGCCGGTACAACTTTGACCAATCAAACTCTTTATCAGTTTGATGCTACTGCAACTTCGGAATTTGCTTGTGTATTGGCAGATGTTAATAAAATGGTTATTTGTTTCAACAATACCACTTCCGCAAGTGCGATTGTCGCAACTATTACCCCTGTGACTTTTGCTATTGCTTATGGAACTCGGCTTGCGATCAATGCAGACACTTTTGGTTCTAGTTTACTTTGTGTTCAACAAGCTACCACCAATAAACTGATGTTGGCTTATGCCACTACTTCAGCGCTCACGACTGCGCGCTTTGGTGTTTTAACGGTAAGTGGGACAAATGTCACTTTGGGAACAGAAACAACTTACACAACTGCGGCAAACCCCAATCGAGCCCTGACGCCTATAAGTGCTAATAGATTTTTAGCGTGGGGAAGTTCAACAAATACTACCTCGAATGTTCTTTATTTGATTCGCAGCAGCGCGGATTTGGTTTATGTTGTGGGGGATTCACCGCCCCCCGGCGGGATGTACGTAAGTAGTGTTGATCAAAACAACGCGCAAATTTTCTCACTTACTTCTACGGGTGATGTAGTGATGCTTGGCGGTGGTGGGGCGAATAACTTCAATGCGTTCCGAGCGGGCGTGTTCAAATGGGGCGAATTTTCGCCGTGCTTGGCGTTCAGCTTTAACGCGCGCTCGACATGGCGCGTGTGGGATTATGTAGCGGGGGCATCAATGGACATTGCGTCGAGCTTAAGTTCAGTGCACGGTGGGGTGAACGGGGATTGGTACTACAAAAATTCAGCGGGGGCATGGGTGGCGGCAAGTCCGAACACTCAACGGGGCGCGCTTAAACAAGCTTTCGGTGTGCAAGAAAATCGTTACCCCGTAGCGGCATACGTACAGCTCACTGATGCGCAATGGAACACTTTTGGGTGGACAAAATCGGCAACTTCAACGATTGATTTGGCGGCGGGGTACGATGCCACCACCTCCGCTCTTGATGGAATTACTCTGGGGTATACCTCTCGTTCGCAGTGGCTTATTCAAGACCCCGCGAATTATAAGCAAGATTATGAAGTTGAGACCCAAGTTACCGTGACAAAACTTTCGGCGGGCACCAACAATATTAAAGGCGTGGTGATGTACTCGACATGACGACTTATACCGATCTTCTTACGGAAGTTTCTAAACTCGTTGCGTTGGATGGTACTAACGTCATTAATTCTGCCACTTCGGTTACTTTAGGTCTGACTTATCGCCGCATTCAAGAAGTGACTTTCACTGCCCCCTCCCAACAGTTAATTATGCCCTCCCCCACCATACGGGATCAGGGCGATGATTGTTTGGTGATCAATAAGGGCGCGCAAAGCTTTGATATTTATTCGGGCGGTGTGCTGGCCACAGTTGCTACCTCTGAAGCTTATTATGTGCGGGTTACTTACGCGGGCGCGTGGGAGGCTCTTAAATTAGCGCCGGTGACCTCTTCCCTAGTTAGTGGGTTGGCGGGTTTTGGGCTTACTGCCTCGGGTACTCAGTTGCGCACAAATGCCACGCCCCTTGCGGGGAACGGGTTGGTGGGCACAGGTACAAACCCCATTGATTTGAATCCCGACAATACTACGATGATTGTCAGTTCAGACCAATTGAAAGTTGGGACAATTTCAAATACTAATTTTGCTACTTCCACCATCACTGCGGACAAGCTCGCTTTTGGCATTGGTACTATTTACAAGTATACTGGTTCGAATGGGGCGCTTCCGCAATTTGGCACTTTAGTGATTTCGACTCCCGCTACGGTCAGTTCTGGGCAGTATGATCGGTTTGTTAAAATATACGAGCGGGTGGGCGGCGAGGCGCGGCAACAAAATGCGGCTTCCTATTCAGTGGATTTAGGGCGGGAAGATCAAGTTACGATAACGAAACTGTCAGCGGGCGCGGGCGATGTGCGCGCTATTGTATGGGCTTCAACATGACAACAGATGTAAAAACAGTACCACTTCTATGGACTCCCGGGATTCAGCGCGATGGTACCGTGCTTGAAGTGGATATTTGGAGTGATGGTCAATGGGTGCGTTTCCAGCGATCAAAGCCGCGCAAAATGCGGGGCTATAAAGCCGGAAATACCACTTTAAACCAAACCCCGCGCACGTTGTATATGCACTGGCAGGGGACTTCTGGATATCTGCATTCTTTTTATGGGAGTGGGATTGACCGCGTAACCGTTGATGCGGCGGGAAATATGTCCGCCATCACTAATCGTACCCCCGCAGGATTTACGCCCGATACAAATTTTTCGTGGACCGCGGATACCATTTTTGATAATGGCGGGTCGGCCACCACTATCGTTGCCGCGCCGTGTTCGAATCTTCAAGATATCGGGGCGGGCAGCGCGCAACCGATTTATTATGGGGATGCCACCGCAACAACCCCTTTACTTGATACTGGGCAAACCACCGATGGTGGGATTGTGGTTTTGCAACCTTTCGTGTTTAAGTTTGGCGGGAACGGTTTGATTGCGTGGTCACAGGATAATCAGCCTACGTCTTGGACGGGCGGGAACTCGGGTTCCGCGCGGGTGGCGGGGTCAAAGATTGTGGCGGGCTTACCCATTCAAGCGAGTTCGGGGCCTTCCGGGATTTTCTTGTCGTTAAATAGTGTGATTTTGGCGACCTTCACAACGGGGACAAGCGTATTCCAGTTTAGAACGCTTACCAATCAAGTGTCTGTGCTTGCGCCGAAGAGTTTTATTGAAGCCAACGGGCGGTATTTTTGGATGGGCGCGAATTGTTTTTACATGTTCGATGGGCGCGTTACCAAATTAATTAATACTTACAATCAAAATTACTTTTTTGATGGGTTGAATCGCAGTCAGGCGCAAAAAATTTGGTCGATGTTTGTGCCCGAGTTTGGCGAGATTTGGTGGTTTTATCCGCGCGGCGCAAATACTGAGTGCAGTGATGTGATTATTTTGAATTTGGATGAGTGGGAGCGCACTGGTAAACCGGTTTTTTACGATACTGTGCTTTCCCGGTCGGCGGGATTTTCCCCGCGAGTGTTTAGGTATCCTCTAATGACTGACACGAATAATCCAAGCACGGTTTGGCAGCATGAATACGGCACTGATGTGTACAATTCGGCGGGCGTGTCGACCGCGGCGATCAATTCCTACATCGAATCGTCCCCCGTGGATTTTGTTGAGGATGGGGTTAACCGGTGGTCGGCGAATTGGCGGCTTGAGCCTGACATGCTTCAGACTGGGGACATGACTTTTTCAGTAATCGGTCAAAAATACCCCCGTTCCCCGGATTCCACCACAAACTATACATTGAGTGCGGGGGCAGAGAAGATTGACTTCAATGTTCAAAACCGGTATCCGCGGTTTAAGTGGCTTTCAAATGTGGCGGGCGGCGATTATTCCATAGGGAAATGCATGTTGCACATGACCCCGCGGGATGGCCGCCAATAATGGCGCGGACGCTCCCCCCAAGCCCCGATTTTGTCGATTTTCCCACTTTTGGCAACTGGTTTATTCTAAATTACCCCCAAGAGGATATCCCGCCCACCCCGCCGTTTTATGACAGTGACGATTTGGGGGTAAGTAATTGGCAGGATTGGTTTGCGGATATCCTAAACAGACCCAGTTTTATTGACTTTCACTTCCCAAACCCGTATAATTATAGTAGGTGGCAGGACTACGCCCGCAGCTTTACTTACGCCCTGTTACAGCAACCTTGAGGAATTATCATGTTTAATCAACAAGTAAACCCATACGCCTTACTTGGTGCGGAAATGGCTCAACAAGCCAGCGCGCAAAATCAGGTGCGAAAAGCTATGGAGCCAAAAAGCGATCAGGTTGTAGCCCGGGCAAAAACAATTATGGGGATGATCAGCCCGGCAAGCCCAATGAGCGGGTTCCCCGGTCAAGCCCCGATGCCTCCGCAAAACCCCTTCGCCCAAGGAATGGGGATGCCTCAAAGTCCTATGGGGATGCCCCCGCAGGTGCCGGGATTTGCGAATGGCGGGCAAGTGGATTCAAATTCATTGATGAGCGCGGTGTTTGGCAAGTCCCCCGATGCGTTGTTTAAGGCCCTTATGGGGCGCGATCTCGCGGGTTCGACAACTCAAGATATTGCGGATTATCAACAAAAGCTACAGGGTT